ACCAATTAATAGAATGATCTATCTTTAATTGTTTTCTAAAGTAATTATAAACCCAACGCATCATTTTAAATGTATTTTTAATAGACACAATTTCAATTAACCATAGATTGCTACCAGAGTTCCATTCGTTAGGTTTAATCTTACCTGTTTGTTTGAATCTTTTTTCAACTAAGTCATGTATGTAAGCCCAATTAACAAAGCCAACTAATTCATTATTATCATAAAACTTTTTATATTGGTTTAGTTTGATTGATGGTTTTAGATAGTTAGTTAATTCTTTACCTTTATAACGATCAAATTTATTAAATAGATTAATAACATCTTGCATTATGATCTACCCCATTTAATATCTTGTACTGTTTGTGATGCAAATTCAAAACCTTTATCATTTGCAAAGTGTAATTGTTGTGAACCTGTGTTTGTTTTTCTACCCTCTATTTTACTAAAATCTGACCAATGAGATGCAACCACAATATTAGCATTAGATTGGTTAATACTTTCATCAATACTAAAAGATTCTATTCTACCTTTAAATAAAAGAAATGGGTCAGCAATAACTTGTTCGTTACTATCTATAAATCCTTTATAAACTTCTGCCTCTTTTTCCATATATTGATTGGACAAAAATAAAGATATAATTGTTTGATCTGCACCAGAGAATGAAAGTGTAATATTAGAAACTTCTACTTCTGAAGATTCTTTAACACTTGTTAATTTAGTAAATAATGATGATGCTGAATATGTATTAGAATCGTAAGTAATATCTTTATAATGGTCGGTAAATCTATAACCTGTATCTACATTAATATAAACGAGATTAATAGGCTGTAAGCTATCTGTTGCAAGTTCATTCTTTACTGCTGTTGTTAGAGTTCTCGTCATATAATTCGTAATTACTTTGAGTTAAGTTTTCAGTACCTTTTACCATAGTAAATTCAAATTTGCTATTAGGTTTCTTGTATTCCTTTAGATCGTTAATTGAAGTATCTATTTGATCTTCATTAACAATAATTTCAGCAATAAAATCGGCAGTTATCTTGTGGGTTATTTTATATTTTTTCATTATAATTGTTCTATTAAATCTATCTGATACTTATAAAGATCGTTAGTTACAATATTATATTCTTGAATATCATTTTTAAGTCTTACAGTAAAATCAACATTATCATAAACTAATGCAACATTATTTGCTACATCTGATCTTAATGGTGGTTCAAATGTAAGTGTGCCAGAGCCTGTACCATCTGCATCTAAATCTTCAACTGCCATATAAACTTTTTCTTGCCCAGAAAATCTAAAATAATCTCCAGCTTTTAATATTCCATTTGTACTTATTGTCATGCCATCTATTGTGCAAGTCGTAGCACCAGAAGATATAGCACCATCAACACTTATAGTTCCTGTAGCAACACCTTGTGCATTTGAAACAACAGGTGGAATAACTGTAAATGTATTTAATCTTGATCTTTGTTTCATAAGAAATGCTTTAATAGGTGCAAAGTTTGATCTAGTCATTGGTGCATAATCCAAAGTAATTGTAAATTTTTGTCCATCAATTTGTCTTGTTTGAACTCTACCAGATGTAGTTACTGAAACTATTGTATTTTGCTCTGAGCCTATTTGAGCATCACTTGCAACGGGAGATGTTGGAAATTGTCCAGCCATATTATACTAATGCCTCTTTACCTTTTTCATTTAATGCTGAATTAACTGCATTAACGATTGTTGCTCTATTATCTAATAATAATTCTTTTACACCTTTTACATCAGTTGCACTAATGTTAAAATTAACTGTTGTTGCACCACCCATACCACCTGTACCTCTTGCAGATTGTTGTATTTGACCAGATTGGTTTGGTATAAATAATTCAGCACCTCGTTCTCCAACTAAATATGGTTTATCTTTTTGAACAGAACCACCTGATGCTCTACCACTAAACATAGAAGTTAAACCACCATTACCACCACCACTCATAGAAGCACCACCTGTTAAGAAAGCTAGTATAGTTGCTAATGCTACCTGAACTTTTAATTCCTTAGTAAATGCTTTAGCTTTTTGTAATTTTTTATCTTCGCCTTTTTCTAAATCAATATTTAATAATTTTTGTATTCCCATTCTAATTATTATTTCAATTAAAATAGCTAAAGTTTGAACAAGTGCATCTGCTATCATTCTCTTAAATGATTTACCTAAATCCTCTCCAAGAATAATTGCTCTTGATAATGCATTTGAAAATCCAGTAATACCAGCATTTAAACCCTCTGCTATAGTTTCTTTAATATTATTCATTTTAATTTTAATGTTTTCTATTGCATTTTCATTCATGTCTTCAAATATTCTTTTTATAGTTTGAAGTTCTTGTTTTTGATGTGCTAATATTCCAGCCTCTCTATTTGTTAATTCAACAACTTCTTTAACTTCTTCTTTATAAGTTCTCATAAGTATAGCCATTTCTCTAGCTGTACTTCTCATTGAAATATTTTTATCTATAGCTTGAGATAATCCCTCAATAGTTTTATCTATTTGTTTATTTAATAATTTGAATGTTGCAGTTGTAGCCGCAACTGATGCCGCAACTAAAGCTAATCCTACACCTGATAATGCCGCTAAACCACGAAGTCCAGCAAGTACAGGAACGATTGCTTTTCCTAATGAAATCATAAACGCAACTATTTTAATTGCTATTAAAACTTTAAATACTGTGATTACTGTATCAACATTTTCTTTTAATTTTTTAAATAAATTTGCTATTCCCTCTACAGCTTTAGCTAATACAGTTCCAAAACCTATTGCTATTCTTTCAATACTATCTGAATTTTTTACTAAGAATTTATCTAAATCTCCAAATTGTCTTTTTAATTGTGCAAAGAATCCAGCATCTAATAAAGTCTTTTTAAATGCAAAAACTTTATCTCCTAACATTGATAAAGTTCCCTCTAATGTTTGTGCTAATTCATCTGTAGCTTTTCCAAATCTTCCACCTGAACCAAAGACTCTTTCAAATGCTTGTACTGTTTCCTCAATAGAAACAGTTGCACCAGCTTTAAAGCCAAGCATATTTCTAACACCTTTTTCTCTAAATAAATCTGCCGCACCAATACCAGCACTAAATGATCTTTGTATTTGTTCAGCCGCAGTTCTAAAATCTAATCCTGTTACTGCCGCAACATTACCTGTTATCTCTAACATATTTTGTAGATCATCAGCATTATCTGTTACAGTTGCTAAAATACCTGAACCTCTTGATATTTCTTCAAGTGAAAATGGAACTCTTGATGCAAATTCTGACATATTTTCAAATGCCTTTGCACCCTCATTTGTATTCTTTAATAAAAACTTTAATCTTGTTCTTAAATTTTCTATTTCTTTTCCAGTAGTAACTAAATTTCTAACAACTAAACCAGCACCTAAACCAATAAAAGCATTTTTTAAATTAAATACAGATTGTTTTAAACGACCTAAACCTTTTTGAAGATTACCAAAAGCCTGTTTGGTTTTATCATTTGCTATAATGTCTATATTAAGTCTTTGATTTGCCATTATTTATATTTCCTTGCTTCAGCTAGTTCTTTGCTTGTTTTATATTGTTCTTGCTCTTTTTTCAAGTAAGCTAACCATAAATTATAATGGCTAACAGGCATATCAAGAACTTGTTGAATTGTAAGATGTAATCGTTCTGCTATAATTAACAGCGACCTAACATCAGGGTCGCTATCTACTTTTTTTCAGCATCCTCGTAATTAGTATCTGCAAGTATTTGATTAGCAATAGTTGAGATTACATTTGAATCTGCTTTTTTTCTTAACGCAAATTTATCTTCTGGGCTAAAGGCTTTAATCATATCGCCTTTTTCATTTTTAATTTGAAGTTTCATTATAAGAAGATCAACAAGAACAGTTAAGTCTTGAAAGTTGCTTGATTTCTTAAAAATGATATTTTTTTCTTCAAGTGTTAAAGGCTCAGAATAAAAGACACTAGGATTACCATTCTCGTCTTTCCACTCCTCAACTTCAATAGTGATAGTTTTAAGAGTTTCAAAATGAGATTTAACTCTATCAATAACTGACATAAATTAGATTATACAGTTCCTACAGTTAAAGCACCAGTTCCTTGAAATGTTACAGTTCTTGAAACAATAGCATCCATTGAGTTGTTAATACTCATACCAGTAATAATACCAGTACCAGAATAACTTGCGTCTCCAGTTGCATTACCTTCTGGTAATAAAACAAATGCGATAGATGAACCAGCAGTTAAACTTTCTTGCTGAGTACTAGCTTCGTCAAAGTGCATTTCAATTGTTCCTGAGAATGAAGTTCTACCAGCTAAAAATGTTTTAGTAGCATCAGTTAAAGCTGTATCTTCTACAACATCTCCAGTAGTTTCTAAAGTGAAAGAAGTAACTTCTCCCATTTCAGTTCCACCAACTGTTACAACTCCTTCTTTTCCGTGATGTGTTGCCATGTCTTTTTATCCTTGTTAGATTTTGGTTTAGTTTCTTTTTCTTGCTTATAGCCTAGTCTTAAATAATGATCAAGGTTAGATTCATTAATAATTATTTCAGAATTACCCTTGTATAATTTAATATCTTTAGCCATAAAGTCTTTTACTATTTATCTTCTTCTTCGTCAATATCTTCTTCGTCATCTAAATTTTCAAAATGATCTAATTCTGGGAATTTCTCAATATGCTCATCATTGTTTAATTCTTTGATTTTATCTATTTTATTTCTAATATCTATACACATCAAAGATATTTCATCTATTGTTCTTTCAATAGTATCTACATTTTTTTCAAATTTGTTTATAATTTTATCAAAAGCCATTATGGAGTACCTGCTAAATATTCATACATACATCTTACTGTCATTCTAATTCCACCAACTGGAAATAAAGAACCCTCATCTGTTTCAACTGAAACTACTTCTGTATCTAAAGCATTTCCATCTCTAGTAATATCTATTTCTAATTCAGATTCAATAGCTGTTATTAATTGATTTCTTAATGTATCAATATTAACTTCTGCACCTTTTACAAAGCCTAGTATTAAAAAATCAATAGTACCTGTTCTAGTTCTAGCACCACTTCCTAATTCAGCATCATCTCTTACTTCTTCTGAAGTTTGAACAATAACTGCTGGATATTGTTGTTCAGATAATTCATCTAATATAAATGGTTGTCTTGTAGCTTTTTTAATTACAGGACTAGATATGCCAGAAATAACTGACAGTAAATTTGATGCTATATTTTCTCTTATACTCATATTCCCATTTTCCTAAATTCTTTTTGTATAAATCTATTAAATTGTTTTCTTATTATATTAGCTGTTCTATCATTAAAACCAAAAAATTCACGTTTTGTTTTTCCTAATACTTGATTAAATAATGCTCTTTGCCTCATTTGTGAATTAGAAAATCCTAGTGTTATTTTATGTCTTCCTGTTTTCTTTACAGTTCTACCACCTGGTACTAATGCACCCATCATTCTTCCTGTATAAAATAAATCTACTTTTGTTGATTTACCCTCTTTGTTAAGTTTGTTTAAATATCCTTGTGAGTATGGTGCAAAAGGTCTATCATTAACGTCAATTCCTTTTGATGTTTTAGTTCTAATAATATCTAATAATTGAAAACCACCTTGTAGAATACCTTTGTCAATAATACTTGGAAATTTCCTTTGTATTCTTGCGTATCTTTTTTGTAGTTCTTTTGAATTAGATTTAATTTTAACTTCTAATGTCATTATCTAGTTAGTCTTCTAAATCCATGAAGTGGCTCTCTTTCATTAACAGAGATTGTTTGGTTAGCATCAGTATCGTATTCAACACCATCTTCTAAAATAGTTCTAAATTCTTTATTGTATTCTGACATGTAATATTCTGCCATTCTTTCAAATCTATCTTTTTCAGTTTCTGGTCTAAATTTAGATAATGCTGGTAAAAAGAATCTACCTAAAAATAAATAAACACCAGCTCTTTCAAATTGATCTAAATTAACTTTTGTATTAACCATTTCAGCAGTATTTAAAACTGTAATATCTGTGAATACATTTTGTTTATATACTGGCCACCATTCTATTCTTAATTGTCTTAAAATATCGTTTGTAGTTTGAGCAAAGAAATTAACTGCTTCTGTATCTGTAGAGGCAATACCAAAGCCAAAAGCATCAGGTTGATATTTAGTTACGTCATCAGCAGTGATAACATCAGCACCAGTATAATTAGCCATTATTTACCCCACATAATTAAAAAAAGAATTATAGCAATAATAGGTGCTATAAAAAGAAGATTATTCCATGTCTTTCTGTATAGCCATTTCCAGCTTTTTCTAATCTTTTTCCATATCAATTTGTACATCTTTTTTCTTTCTTGGTTTTCTTTTAGGTTTTAATTCTACAACCTTTTCTTCTTTTACAACATCTTGAACAGGTTTAAAACCTCTAAAATTCCAAACGTTAATATTTGTTTTGTATTCTTTTAATGGTCTTTCAATAATCTTGTTACCTTTTTGTAATTTAATTTTTTCTTCTGAATTTTGTACTATTTTTACCATTTTATCTCCTTTATTGAAGCAAGGGGGATTTCTCCCCCTCACTAATTATCTACTATTGAATAGATGAATCGTAGTGTAATTCTACACCATAAGTGTCATGGATTTCTCCAACACCATATACAGATGTAGCTACAATCTCGTCAGCTCTTAGAGAAGCATCTCTTTGAGTTTCGATTTTAACGTCTTGCATCATAGCAATCGCTAAAGCATCTTTATGGAACGCACCACCTTTGTAATCTCCAGCAGTACCAGTATTAGCTATATTTGAAGTTTCAAATACATTCATACCAGCCAATCTACCTACGAAACCACTTCTTAGTGCTTCGTTAGCTAAATCGTTTGCATTTGCATTAGCAAAAGTGTTTGTCATATTTGCTTTTAGGTCGTAAGCAATTTTAGGGTGTAAAACAACTGAACACATATCTGCGTCAAGAGCATTTGCTCTTAAAGTTGATAATGCGTTGAAGATTACTGATGCTGAAATTGCACCTGTACCATCTCCTAATGCAGTTGAAAAGCCATCGAACAATGCAGTTAAATCTGCGTCTTGTTTTCTAGCTAATGCTTCCCCAAATAATTTACCGATGTCAGCAGCAACATTTCTTGGAGCTGAGTTTCTCGCTAAATCTGTAAGGGTTGTCATCACGCCCACCTCACTAGCAGTAATAGTTACTGAAGTTGGGTCAATCGCTGTATTGGCTAAATCAGTTGCTTCACTAACACCATTAGCACTTACTTGTGCATATACTGGTACTTCAA